ATGGCAAAAAAAGCATCTACAAAAATAAAAGAGCCTGTTAGATTAAGAAGAAAGAAATTATCTAATGGAAATTTTTCTCTTTATCTTGATATTTACAGAGACGGACACCGGGAATATGAGTTTTTGAAATTATATCTTATTCCAGAAAGAAGCCGGGGTGACAAATTGTTGAATGAAGAAACTTTAAGGACGGCTACTGCAATTAAATCTCAAAGAATTGTATCTCTTCAAAATGAAGAGTATGGTTTTGTTGTAAATAGTAAATCTGGTGCAAATTTTATAGAATACATGAAGATGCAGGTAGAAAGCTATAGAGGACGTGAAAGTTTTGCTTATAGTGATATAATAAGAGCTACGATAAAACATTTGAGGGGATATAGAGGTGAGAATATTACTTTTAAACAGGTTGATAAGTCTTATTTACTGGGGTTTATAGATTATTTGAATAAAATAAAAAGCGGATGCGGAAAACCCCTTTCAGACGCTTCTAAGGCGTTATATTACGATGTTATTTCGATAGCTTTAAATAAGGCGGTAAAAGAAGAGATAATATCGTTTAATCCAGCTTCTAAAATATCTTGTGAAGACAGACCGCGTCAAAGAGAGGCTACAAAACAATATTTGACTTTTGATGAGGTGAAATTATTAATAAATACTCCCTGTAAGGATGAGAATGTGAAGAGAGCCTTTTTGTTTGCTTGTTTTTGTGGGTTAAGATATAGCGATGTGAAGGGGCTTACGTGGGAGAAAGTATTTAAAATAGAAAATGATATTTATCAAGTAGAGATCAAGCAGCAAAAAACAGGAGAAACACTGTATTTACCGCTATCGGATAACGCTATGAGATGGTTGCCGGATAGGGGATCGTCATTAGAAAGTGCCAATGTTTTTTCGTTGCCAAATAGTACAACAACAATCGAAAAATATTTGGGAATATGGGCGGCTGATGCCGGAATAAAGAAACATGTTACTTTTCATGTTGCCCGCCATACTAACGCTACATTAATGATCTATTTTGGAGCGGACATATATACGGTTTCAAAATTGTTAGGACATACTAATGTGAGAACTACGCAGGTTTACGCTAAAATTGTGGATGAAAGTAAGCGTAAGGCAGTAAATTTAATACCTGATATAAAAGAGTAAACCGGTTGATTGTGTATTAAATTGAGGTGTAATAAAATACTTTGAATATGGAATTTATTAAAGAACCGGGAGTTGAGATCATAAAAAAGTGGAAGCGGGTAAAAGAGAAAAACATTGCGATAGCTGTTTCTGAAGAACATGTATCAGGGCAGGAATGCCGGATATTTGAGCTTATAGATAAATCTAATGATGAAAATAAACATATAGAAGCTTACGGTATTACTGCTCGTATAGTATGGAGAGTGCCTAATTATAGTACTATCCGTATATTTGCGGATTATTTTAGTTCATGTAAACAAGATTATTGTATAGAGCATAATTCGGATTCTGATGCATGGAGGCGCGACTTAGGACAAGAATTTTGTAGACTTCATATAAATGAGGAGAAATCATTAATAGAATCCTCATTAGGCATTTATAAGTATCTTAGTGATAATGATGTTGTCTTATTAAAAGGTTATATAGAAGAATATCTAAAGTTTGTCGAAAATAGAATAATCAGTGATAATGCCGATCAAGAAAACGTAGAGTTTTTAAATGATTATTTTTGTGATGTATTAAGATTGCAGCATGAAGATTTGACAGTTAATAAGATAAAAAAATATGAAGATAAGAACATAGTAGGCGATAGTTGTTACGTAGGTAGGGAAATGGCTCGTTTAAGGTCTTATTTGTTGGATATAGATAGAGAAGATAGGGGTATTATTTTAGAGAATATTACAGAGGAACTTTTATATGCTTATTTTGCTGTAAGGAATAAAATAGATAGTAAAGATCCTCATGATATAAATCGTTCTTTAATGCTATTATATGATGAGATTTTACTTCAAATTATAATGTTGGGTTGGGGACTAAGAATAAGATATAGCGATAAATTTGTTGCAGAATGGAAGATTCGGGGAAAAGAAAATAATATTGTTTCGATTTTATTGGGTAGCGATAAATCTTATTCTCATTTAACTTTGTCGAAAGGTGTTGATGTTAAGGAGGGTAATGTTACTTTTCATTCTGTAGAATCTAAAACCGGTTTAACAACAATATTTAATAGATTGAAAACAAATAAATATTTAGATGCTGATAGTAGCTTGTCGGCATGGCTTTATATTTGTGGACAAAATACGGAGAGTGTTGGAGTTATTAATTGGGTACAGGATCAGCAGTTATTAGCTCATCTTATAGATATGTTATTTGGTGATTCTGATAGATCTAATTTATGGAGTATTGCCAAGAGTACATTTACAATAAAGGGAAAAGAACTAAATATTAACTCGATGAAAAATGCCATTTCTAAAATAAGGGTAGATCACAAGGATTATCCTAAAAGTTTTTCAAAATTGGATAATATATTGAGATTATAAAATATTTGATAGGTGGTAATAGGCAACAATAAGGAGTAATAAGGAGGTAAACTTTATAAAACTATACATAATTGTATATAATTGAACATCCTAATATCTTATAATAAAAGATATTAGGATGTTCTCTTTTTGTATACTATTGATTTCTAATGTGTTATATATGCAAATGGGTTACAGTTTGGGTTACAGTAATACAGTGTAACCCGAAACTCTTATATATATTTTCGACCTTTGGCGTATGTGAAACAAATCATAAGATAGCGCGCAATCTCATGGTTATAAAACTTAGAAAAAATATGGATATAGAAATCTTCAATCAATTAAACAGGATAGAGCACTATTGTTTGTTAGCGGCCAAAAAAGTACTCAATTTTTCAGATGTGGCATTATTGACAGGGTTAAGTAAAAGCCACTTGTATAAATTAACGTGTGAGCATCGAATCCCTTATTATAAGCCTAATGGGAAACATATATATTTTGACCGTGCAGAAATTGAAGATTGGATGAAGCAAAATCGAGTGGCTACAGATCAAGAGATAAACCAAAAGGCCTCTAATTACATGGTTACTAAATCTGTATAATACCTTAAATCCGGCAGCCATGAACATAGACAACCTATCCGAAAAGGAACTTTCCGACTTGCTGGCTAAAATATCAGCCGAGAAGAAGCGGAAAGCCGATGCCAAGCGTAAAAACTACCAGAAACTCCGTACCAAGTTCCTGGCCTCCGTTGAAAAGCGTGTCCGCAGATATGTAAAAGACGGTCAGGAGTTAAAGGAATGGTTGAGGCAGGAATCAGAATCTTATTATAATGCCCTGAAAGAGTATGGAGAGTTGAAACGTGATGAGCAGTTGGGCTTCACGGTGAATAATGACACTTTCCGTGTCCAAGTGAAGGGGAACCGGGTTAAACGCTTTGACGAACGGGCAGACGTTGCCGAAAAGCGTCTCATTGACTACCTGAAAAAATGGATTGCCAAGAAGGGTGAAGGAGAAAGAAATCCCATTTATAAACTAGCCATGTCCTTGTTGCAACGCAATGAATCCGGCGATCTTGACTATAAATCCATTTCCCGCCTCTATGAGCTGGAAGAGGATTTCAACGATGAAGAATATACCTCTATCATGCAGTTGTTCCGTGAAAGCAACACGGTAGAAGGAACTGTTATCCGGTTCTACTTTGAAGAAAGGGACAGCCTCAACAAATGGAAACGTATTGAACCGTCCTTTAACCAGATGTAACCCTATGTATTGCTTAGCTTATGAAATGGAGTATGTTTGACAGAATGGATTTTAAAACGGTCCTTTGCGGTGAGGAGGACATAGGACGCATTGTTTCCGCTTTTCATCTGCAACCTTGCACCAAAGGAAACAGATCTTATTATGAGAGTTCCGAGTATGGCAAATTTGACGGTATCCACCTTAAAATAGAGGGAAGGACCTTGAAAGTTGTATGCAGCGTACAGAAGATATTCTCCAAGTATGCCCGAGGTAATAGGCTGGACAATTCCGGATCGTTTACCGTCTCAGAAGGGAAGGTGGCTTTAAACCTGCTGTTTGATTCAATAGGGATTGACGTTTCCCATGTTACGGTTACTTATTTTGAGATCGGGCTTAATATGAAGATGAGCCGCGATCCTTCGGAATACATCAAACGGGTGATGTCTACGGATGACGCCCGCGAAATGTACTCCGATGCCGATTATAAGAAGGACCGCCAGAAAACAACCGAAAAGGACAAGGATAAAAGAAAGGTCCTGAAGATATACGATAAAAGCTTTGAGTACAGGCAAAAGGGAAAGGCGGTGGATGATAATATCCTTCGCCTTGAAACGGTTTACCGCCGGCAGAAGGTTCCGTTACCGGATTTTTTCGATGAGGCTTATATTTCCCGCCTTACAAACCAGTTCTTCCGGGATTGGTATAATGTATCATTCCCGCAAACGATCATCTGTGAGAGTGGCACCAAAAGCAGCCAGATAGAACGTGCGCAAAGGATTATGACGGTCGGACGTGACAGGTATATGGAAGAAAACCGTAATAATCTCCGGGAGGGAAGGATAACCCCGAAACAGTACCGGGTAAACCGCGAATATGCCCAGATGTGGGATGAACATAAAAAGCGATTTAAAATCGTTCCGTCTATAGAAGAATCTGAATACAAAAAGCGATTTAAAAAGCTGTTTTTCAGAATGATAGAATAAAAATAAGAGTAAAAATAAATCTGTTAAAATTTTAACACAAAATTGTAAGGAAAAAGATAAACTCTTAATTTATAGATAATTATAAAAAGTCTAAAAGGGCATGTTTATTTAAAAAGCTAATATTTTAATAATCAATATATTATGAATTTGGGATGCTTGGTTTTAACAGTCATTAAGCAAATATGGCGCTATATATATGCCTTTATATATAAGGATACTTGTCTTAGAGTGCCGAGAGGCAACCGGGACGGTTTAAAATGCACCAAAAAGCCTTATTTATCGGGCTTTGAAAATATTGTCCTTTATGGCATGGGAAAATAAAGCGAAAATAATACGGGTAAACGGTCAGTTTTCCACCCGATAACAGAAACAGGAATTTTTAATTTAATATTTAAATGCTATGGCGAATTTGATATCACGTTTAATCATGGATGTAACCCAATATGACGGAGGGTTACAGAAGGCACAAAAGAGTTTGGATAAGTTTCTAAATAAAAACTTGTCAGCTAGTAATGTAATGAAAGGCATGAAGGGAGAGGTAATAAAGGTGGCAGGTGCTATGGGGTTGGCTATGGGCGCTCAGGAAGCGTTAACCCGCGTAATACATGGCAGTCAAGCAACGGGAGATGCTTATACAAGAACAATGGACCAAGCAAAAGCAAGTATAGATAGTTTTTTTGCTGCCGCATCTATGGGAGATATGAGCCGATTTACGGACAATTTGCAGACGGTTATAGACAAGGCGAAAGAGTTGTCTATTGAGCTGGATAATTTGGGAACCATGGAACTATACAACCGGGCTAATATGCGTGAGTTGAACGCACAATATCAAATTGAACTAAATGCAGCTAAGGACAGAAGTAAGAGTGATAAGGAACGTACAGAGCATCTTAAAAAGGCGAGAGATATTCTTGTTCAAATGAATAAGAAAGATATTGTTTTAGGAGGTACAAAAGAAAGAGTTTCTTATAAAATGATGAATGCGGAAATGGCAAAGCAAGGCTTTGGAGTAGGTTTGAATGAACAGACATGGAATCGTTTATTGGATTCGAATAACCGTCCTATGATCGATGAGGCGGCTGAGAAATACAAAAGTATTGTAGATGATTACACAAATCGGATTTTTGCAGCCAAAGTAACTGATACCTTCACCGGTGCGGCTTTAGATACAGAAGAATCTAAAGCCTTGCAAAAAGAGTTGGATGAATACAAAAAATCGACAGAGGGTTTAATGGGTAATATGTATTACACGTTTACCCAAATAGCGGACGATACCAATAGCGCAGTAGCTAAAGCTTTGGATTTGAAAGCGTCTTCCGCAGAATTGAAAGCGTCTATTTCCGCACGTGAATTGGAAGTTGGTAATACAATGGCAAAAATTGAAGGCTCATATAATAAAAAACATAAAGTAGGCTCCGGTAAGGATATAGCCCCGATATTCAACTACGATCAGCTTAATGAGGAAATAAAAGCCGTAATATCCGGTAAGGATGCAATGAGTCAGGAGGTATTGGATGCAATCGGTACCGGTAAAACCCTCCCGGTATTGACTCAACCTATCCAGGCTACAATGATAAACAGTGAAGATGAGGTAGTTGAAGGAGAGGATCCGGCGGACGCACTCCGGAGGAAGCTGGAAATGTATACTCTTGCCCAGAGTAAGATACAAGAATATACCAATATGTTGTCTGTGGCTAACGAGGAAGAGAAAGCATATTTGAACGAGCAGATTGAGATATGGAGGAGGTATTCAGAGGAAATAGGGATAGGAACTAGGAGAAATGGTACCGATGAATTAGCCTCTGACTTGGATAAGGTAAGTGACGCTCTTATTAGAATGGGTGGATTATCAGATAGTGTGTTTGGTTCTATGCTCAGTTATGTCGGAGGGATATCCGGTGCTGTTGTATCGGCAATTCCAGCTATTGAAGCATTGACTGCTTCCCAAATGATACAAGCTAATGCCAATACAAAAGCGGCCGTTTCCGGGGCCGCTTCTTCGGTTGCTAATATTCCCATTGTTGGTCCAATGTTGGCCGTTTCTGCTGTAGCATCTGTTTTGGCGGCAATAATGAATATCCCCAACTTCGCCGAAGGCGGTATCGTTGGCGGTCATAACTATATGGACGGTATTACAGCCCGTGTAAGTAGCGGAGAGATGTTTATCAATGAAGCCGATCAGAAAAAGTTGTACGACTCTATCCATTCCGGAGATTTGGGAGGAGGGAATAGTGGTAGAACGGTTATAACCGGGGAACAGATAGTTACCGTTGTCAACAACTATGGCAAGAGAACAGGAAAGGGTGTTATTTTGAAGGGGTAAGGCTATGGTAGGAATAAATGCAGGCTATAGTTGTATATAGCAGAAGAATAAACATTAACGCCGTTTTTCTTTGGTTCTATGGAGTTTTACAAAGTATATGTAGAAATATCTCATAGGATAAACTCTCAAAAAGCCAAAGAAAGCGGTATTAACCAAAACATAGAAACAAAAAAATGAAGAATACATTAGAAAAATATGTGATAGACTATCAAGGGTGTAAATCAAATCCCAAGAAAACCTTATGCATGCTGTATAAAAAACGCCGTATGTTGGTAGTTATATTTCTTACGGTGGGTTATTATAATTACAATATGTCCTCTACATGCCGCAAATTATCCTGTATGAATAATCCAGTATGTGATGAGGAAGAAATGAAGCGGCAAAAGTTTGATGCCATACTTGAAGGGAAACGTATACGGAAGGACGATGTTACAAATAGAGATTACTGGGTAAACCAAAGTATAAAACATTACGAGTGCATGATGTTTTTTAATACGGGAATTGGTGTGTTCGGTTATACCCCGGAGGATATTATGAGATTTTATAAATGGCTAGACCACTCATGCCCGAAAGAATCGGCACACCTTAAATCGGAGTGTGAAATGCACTACCAAATATATGTCCGTATGTTGCTGGCTTACATAAATGGTGATATCACCTACAAGGAATTTGAAAGAAAGTTTGTGAAGGTTGATCCGGACGGGTGTGTAAGTCCTGCAAGCCGGCATGATGTATTACGGTTCATAAAAGACATGTTCCGTGTCTATCAGTTGTTTCAGAAGGTTGTAAACGGAAAACCGACCGTCAGACCGGTAATTATGAATTAATAAGCAAAGTAAAATTTAATCTATACAATTATGGGTGAATTAATCAATACGAACGATCTTAGTAGTCTTATTCCTATGTCCACTAATGGAAAGGGGGTTAATGCACGTGATTTGCACGCTTTTTTAGGCAGTAAGAAAGATTTTTCAAACTGGATTAAGGACCGGATTAAAAAGTGTGGTTATCAACAAGGGATAGATTTTCAGACAATATGTTTTGATTATAGAGGAAATATTATAGATGTCAAAGCGGACAATTTGACGAGTGAAAATCAGTATGTTAGCAAGATAGATTATATTATAACTATCGAAATGGCGAAAGAGCTTTGCATGATGGAAAGAAGCGAAATAGGCTGTAGAATGAGACGTTATTTCATCGGCTGTGAAAGCATGAACCGTACCCTTTTGGAGCAAAAGACAAGAGAACAGCAAAAGCAGATAGAAAGCATTACAGTCAATAACATGGAGCTTCACAATCAGATAACGGCCCAGCAGCCGGCAGTGATATTCGCGGAAAGCGTAGCAAGTAGTAACGATGCTATCCGTATGGATGATTTGGCAAAACTGATAACACAAAGCGGCTATATAATAAACCGCAACGAGTTGTTTGCGTGGTTGGTGAAGAACGGGTATCTGTTGAGAAGGCAACGGAAAATCGGGCGGAAATTGGTAAACGATTATTCCCCGTCGCAGGAGGGAGTGCGCCTGCATCTGTTTCATCTCCATGCGGAGCACATAAAAGGGTTGAACTGCATGAGATACACTTGCAAAGTTACCGGAAAGGGACAGATTTACTTTGTGAACAAATTCAAGGAGATAGTAAACGGTAAGACAAAAGCATAGATATGATTCTTTTTGCCTCTATGGCTCTTTTATTGTCAAGACGTATATTTATTGCTCAAAGTATAAAAGTGCTTTAAATCAAAGAAAATAGAAAATAAAAGATTATCGGAGTGAATAATAGATGAGGCCTCATATAACGGGGAAATAGAAGGATAAGAAAAATAGAACAATATCTTTGTTTGTTGTCTCAAAAAATACGGGGATTATAATTTTAAAATACGAAAAATAGAATAATTTATGAACAATCTAGTTTTCCGCGGTGCCGACAACCGGGCGTTAACAAATAGTTTGTTAGTCGCAGAAAAGTTCGGGAAAGAACATGGTGATGTATTAAAGGCGATTGATGCCGTATTTACAAAAGTGCCTGAAAATCAATGTAAAGGATATTTTTCCGACACATCAATAGAGATTCCGCAACCTAATGGCGGTATACGTCATTCTCGTGTTGTTGTTATGAACCGTGACGGCTTCACTTTGCTTGTAATGGGATTTACCGGGAAAAGGGCTTTTCAGTTTAAGTTGGCTTATATCGCCGCCTTTAACGCAATGGAAAAGGCTATAAAAGAAGATTATACCCGCGCATTATCTAATATGGATCAGCGTATTAAAGTGCTGGAAGAAAAATATTCTTCTGAAAACGAACTTTCTTACCTGTTGAGGCTCACGCCCGGAATTTCCCTACGTGATAGCATACAATATTTGATCGATGATTGCGCGGAAAGGATGAAGGTTTCGAAAAAGAACCTATGGTATGAGATATTTCGTCAGCTACATAGCCGTTATCATATATCGTTCTCATCCTGTGAGAGACGCCCCAAAGAAAAGATATTGGATTTGGTAGATCGCTATGGGCTGTTGATACGTGTCTATGTTGTCGCTTTAGATATGTACGACATGATAATGCGTGGTATGACCTTGCAGAAAGGCCATGAAAGTATTAAAATGAATAATAGATAACCAATAAAATAAAGATTATGGCAAGAAAAATTCGTTGGCAGGTGAAGTTCAAGACACTGAAAGAAAATGATGCAAGAATCGATATATATGAAGAAGGCTGGACGGGCGGTATCGCAGAACTGGAACCGGCGGAAAATCCATTCACTACTGAGGAAGATTCGGATGATGATTATTTAAAACCTGTAAGAACGCATACCGGATATCTACGAGTTATAGATAACGGTGATTTGGAAGGGTTGATGCCCGAAGATAATAGTCAGCACTATATAGAGTTGTATATAAAAAACAACTTGGAATGGTGCGGGTATATGCAGGCTGATACTTTCTCGGAGGATTGGGACATAACCCCTTTGGTTATGGAATATCCTGTTATATCTTCCTTGGGTATACTGGACGGAATATATTTGGATCAGAATAAAGGTATGGGAGTTGTTATGCTGGCAGAATTGTTGTTGGAGTGCATAGAAGCGACCGGTGTTGATTTTGATAGAATCTATTTCCCTCGGGAGGTATGGTTCAGTGAAGATGAGAGCGCCCAAACCCCGTTTAGTGTGAGTCTTTCCCGGCAGACATTTTTCACGGACAACGGATCGGATGAACGTGAAGCGGAAGACTGGGAGAGATATGATGCGGATACTTGCCTTTCTTTTTTGGAGGAGTTCTGTAAGTTTTGGGGTTGGACATTATATGAGAGACAGAAGACGTTATATTTTCTTGGAAATTCCGAATTGCATTATATAACAACGGTGGAGGATTTAAGAAAGATTGTTTATAATGGAAACCCTTCATTCAGTATAACTTCAATAGCCCGTTCTAATCTTTCTTCTTTGTCGTTGGATGGAGATGATAATAAGAAGGAGATATTGCAGGGTGTTAATAAGGTAAAGATAGTATCGAAAATAGATGTTGTAGGAACGGTTGTCCCTTCCATTGATGAGGGGTATATGAGCGTCATATATAACGGAACAATCCAATATGCAACAAACGGTACGGTTACAGGATATAAAAGAGTGATCGCTTATGCTTCCGAAAATACCAATGTACAGATGCAAACATATATAGTCCGATACTATAATGGGAATTATATATGGGAAGTATCTCCATATACTTTTGAAAATGTGACATACGGTATAGGTGCTATGTATGTTAAGAGAGACATATATACTCCGTCCGATTTGCAAAATAAAAGAAACTATAACTATAAATCCGGAGTATGGATAACCGTAAAGTCAGATCAAGTGGTTCCCCGCCCTAGTTTGGAACAAGCAAGGGAAATGCCTGTTCTTACAATGAAATCGGCAAATGCCGCCAAATACAGCAACGGAGCGTTTGTTATATCGGCTCAAATATATGGTTATGAGCAATCGGTGATGTTGAATCCCAATATCCCGACAAATGGTGCCGGTCCCATAGAAATAAAATTCAGAGTGGGTGATAAATATTGGAATGGTAGCGGTTGGACTAGTGCGGATACATGGTTTACAATTCAAGCCGGAAGCGAAGAAGGAGATTCGGTGCCGGGGAAAATAATAAGTACAAAAACTTTGGATATGCCATATAATGGCGCTGATGGATATGTTATGCCAATAAATGAGGATTTATCCGGAATTGTTGAGTTGACAATACATGCCATAGTAAATGATTCTGCATACAGGCAGTTGTATCTTGATAATCTGAAAGTAGATTATTATAAAAGTGATGATATTGCTAATCTTGGGAAATCGGATAAAAATGAAAATGTATACGTATCCATGCTTAAGAGAAGCTCTTCCGGAGAGAAAGAGTTAAATCTGAAAATAGCAAGTAAAAATAATAATCCGGCTGCTTATAATACATTGTCGGGGGCCGGTCGGGATGTCGGACCGCTATATTTTGTAGAGGAAGATGCAAATATGCTGCCGGAGGAAAATCTTTTAAATGTGATAAAACGGGTTTACGGCCGAGTTATAGAGAAGTTGAATATAACAGTTGAACAGAGTTATTTGAATCCGATGATGAGGCTTGTTCGAAATGGTAAGGAGTATCGTATTCTTTCGGAAAAGATAGAGTGGGCTGATGATTCGGAGGAGATAATGATTGAAAATATACCCGATTAAATTAAGATATGCTAACATGAAAGATATAAACGAAAGAAAATTTATAAGCATACAGGCCAAAATATCCACCGAAGCCGCTGCGAAGTTAGATGATATAGTAGTAAAATACAGTTTTAAAAGCCGGTACGAAATAATGCAATGTCTGTTGGAAGCATTTCTTAGATATACAGACCCCGGATATACCGGAGGAAAGGATGCCAGACTTTCGGAAATATACGACTTGTATAAGATTTGGGAAGGAGTCGAAAATAAAAAGAACCGGCTTATTACCGTAGGTCCACGGCAAAAGGGAAAGGCATTAAGGCTGGTTGGCTCCGTCATGCTGTTTAATCAGGAAGGCAGTAAAGGATATTGTTGTAGGTATATGACATTCAGAGGAGAAGATACGCACATTACTTCCAACAATAACGATATACTAAAGTCGATAATGTACACCCTTTTCCCGACCATATACACAGCGTTGCACCGGATCGGAGAGAATATAGGGTGTACACGTATTGATTACATACTGGAATATCTGCTACATGAAGCCGGACCGCAAATAAAGGATAGCATTGCAGGGGAAATAAGGCGGGAGTTTGCAAGGAACACATCATATCAGGAAACAAACTACGGAGATGTCCCCAAAAGAGCACGGGAGTTAACAATAGACGGCATGTTTCCGGAAGATGAATCCGGCCGGCACGATGAAGAAGATGAGGTACAGCCGGAAGATGTGTATAATATGGATTATAAAGAAAAACCGGAAGATTAATAAGAATAAACAGCCGGACCGCAAATAAGCCTGAAAACGGGTGTGCTCTATAAGTGCATCCTATAGAGGCGGTATCTCTCATAGAAAGCATCTCTCAATGAAGCATCCTACGGGTAGTTAGGAGATACACCAAAGGCCGGAAAGGGGAACCATAGAACCGACTACCCGAAGGATGCCGAAGATTGGCGGAAAGTGCCGTCAATATGCATCCAGCCGGTCAAAACGTCGAAATGTTGTATGGTGTTAAAATAAAAGAATTTTAGCGATAGGGGGGGGAGGTGTTTTTTCTGACCCCTCAATCACTCAAATCCACTGCCCCTAAGGAGAGACATTTTTTTGATTTTTGGAAAATGGCCGTGGGGGTGAAATTGCGGGAAAAGAAAAAATGATACAAAATGAATGTAGTTTTATTCTTTGAAAATGGTTTAGGGCAATTTTGCCCTAAAATTGATAGTCAAGTAGTTGTAAAAAAGTAAATAATAGAACTATGAAAACAAATCAAATTATGATTCGCCCAATGGGTAATTTCAAGGTAAGTCAAAGAACAAAAGATGGATATTTTAATGCAACTTCATTGTTGAAGCAATGGAATGAATCAGGTATGGGAAGTAAAAAAGAAATGCATGATTACTTTAGAATGTCACAGACTGAAGAATTTATAAAGGCTTTAAAGTTAGAGCCAGAGTTTACAAAAGGGAATTCACCGTATGTAAAATCGAAAGCATCAAGGGGAGAAAATGCGGGGACATGGCTTTCGCCAATTATGTTTATTGATTTTGCAATGTGGTTCAATCACCCGGAAAAACGGTTTAGGGGAAAATTTCCCTAAAATTGATAATCAAGTAGTTATAAAAAGTAAATGATAGAATAATGAAAGCTCTTGCAGAGGATGAAAGCCATAGAGCAAAAATGCTCATTGGTGAAAATCTGATACTTATAAGAATAAATATAAAATAGAACAATTTATGAACAATCTAGTTTTTCGCGGTGCCGACAACCAGGCGTTAACAAACAGTTTGTTAGTCGCTGAAAAGTTCGGGAAAGAACATAAAAGAGTAATGCAGGATATTCGGGAAATGGGTTGTAGTGCATTATTTAGGGAGCACAATTTCGTGCTGTCCTCATATCTTAGTCGTCAAAACAAAGAGACGCCTATGTATGTAATGACAAAAGACGGGTTTACTCTTTTGGTTATGAGTTACACAGGTGAGAAGGCAATGAAATTTAAAGAAGATTATATTGCCGCCTTTAACGCAATGGAAAAGGCTATAAAAGAAGATTATACCCGCGCATTGTCTGACATGAATCAGCGTATTAAAGTGATAGAGGAAAGAAGAACCTGTTTTGAGGGGCTTCCGTCCCCGGCGGAAGAACTTCCGAAAATGTCTCAACGTGATTGTATCCGGTCGCTTGTCAATAAGATAGCCAGGGCAACAAGCACGAATCAGAGTAATATCTGGCATAAAGTATATAATCATCTGTATTATCGTTACCACATATCAATACGATCCTATAAGAAGAAATACCCGGAAGAGAATAACTTGGATATAGCGGAGCGAAACGGATTATTGCCACGTATCTATACGATCGTATCAAACATGTATGATCTGATAGGATGATAAGGGGGATATATAGGGGTACCCATTATTATACGGAAATAGCAAATAAAAAACGCCCTGTTATGGGAGGGGTGAAAATAGAAATCGTGTGGGGGTACTTCGTTGTCTCAACCTGTAACGGGCAATTTTCTAATAGTATCGAGATTCAAAATCTAAAAAATGTTCTTATCTTTGTAATTGTTATTAAATATGCTATACTTCGGTTTTTTAAGTATATCAAATAAGGCTCCGGGTTGTGATAACCAGGGGCCTTTTTATTCAACAGCAACCTAACAATATCCTAAATAAGATATAAAAAGCCCGCACAGGGTAGCAAATCATGTGCGGGCGTTCTCTCTATTTCTTCTCTGGCTTAATAAAACCGATTGGATTACGTGGCTTATTCTCTATCTTCTTTTGCACCTGAAGCTCGGCTAAAGTCTGGTTGATTAGTTCTAGTTGCATCCGGGTATCGTCGTTGATGTCGTTATAGTCCGCAAATACTTCTTCTATGTATTCCTTTAGCTCTTTAACTTCTTTCTCAATGTTGCCTAACCGGTCTATAGGTGGATTCGCCAGCATTTGCCGGACAGCGACAAAGGCACGCATGATATTGATATTTACCTGTATGGCAATATCTGAATTAAGAACGCCGGAAAGCATAGCTAAACCCTGTTCGGTAAATGCATAAGGAAGTTTGCGAGTTCCACCCCAACTTGATATCACAAATTGTGATTTCAAGATAGCCCACTCATCCGAAGTTAATTGAAACATGAAATCAGAAGGAAACCTTTTCATATTTCGTTTTACCGCCTGATTGAGCACACGGGTTTCCACTTGGTATAATGCCGCTAAATCAAAATCAAGCATTACTCTTTGCTCTCTTATCTCGTATATTTTGCTCTGGATTAACTCTAGCTGGTTCATGGCTATTCTACTTTAATATTAATATCCTTTCCACAGTGAGGGCAAGTAAAAGAAAGACCGTCTTTCTTGGGTTGTACTTCTTCCGGAGATACAAAAAGCTGCCAAAATGGAACTTCTAAGCTTTGGGCAATTGTATTTAAAGTATTCGCAGAAGCTTCCTGTTTTCCATTAATAATATTATATAAGCTCACGCTTGATACACCTACAATAACAGCTAGCTCTTTAGCTGTCATACCTTTTTCCGATAGGATTTCTTTAATTCTATTATCCATAATATAATACTTTATTTTATCACAGCACAAAGATAAGGTAATATTTTTGTTTTAGCATAACAGCATAAAGTATTACACTATTAATTATAGTTAAAACTAAAGCAATTCTTTTGTTTTAGCTTACTCAATATAAAGTATTATATTATCTTTGTAACATTAAAAAGGAAATAAAGTAATAACAATAAAAAAATAAAGATTATGGCAACAAAGAAAATGCTTGAAAACAATTTATCAAAAATAGCAGGTATAAACGTTGAAATAACATTTGCTCGCACAAACATGATAACAATAGCGTGGGACAATAAAGATGATAAAGTATTCAACCGTTTACAAACATACTTTAAAGGTAAGTTATTCGGTTATGAATACGATGAAGAGTGTGATATGTCAGTTTGTTGTTTGAATATATAAGTTTAACCAGCAGGGCGAAAGCCCTGCATAACACTATCCGACAATGCAACGGAATTGCTGAAACAGTGGAATTCACATGTTGATAATCAGCAAATTCTAAATACCCAGAAAAATGGGGTTTTAAAAAAGAAGGATTTGGATGACTATATGAATAATAGTTCAACATCTGATTATATAAAGGTGATATTAGAGAAGGAGAACATTCACAGCAACAAGGGTATAATTGATGCCACAAGAGGAAAACATGGAGGTACTTGGGTTCATCCGATGCTATTTATAGATATAAGTATGTGGATTAATCCCTACTTCAAATACGATGTAGTAAAATTTGCCCAAGATGAAATGATTAAATTCCGCAATCTTGCTGGTGATGCATACGGCTACGGAATGGGTTATCATTACTCGACCTTTAGCGGTTGGGGGAATTACGTAGGAGACTAATATATTAACCTGATAGGGGTAAATATCCCTATCATAGAACATTCATTATGACAGAAACAAAGGTTTATAAGATTCACAAGAACAAGCAAGTAGAGGATAGCACTACTATGCTAAAGATAGAAGGAATAAACCATAATGTATTCGAATACGAAGAGTACACAGCAATAGAAGTGACCGGCACACCATTAGAGATAATAAGAGCCTCCACAATATACCAACAGATTGCAATTATTTAAATCGAAATAAAATGGAAAATTTGGCTTTCACGCTTGCGATTTTGAAAAATGTACGTACTTTTGTAGTGCAACAATCTTTTTTACAAAATAGCTATGTGTTTTTTTATGTCCATACGGCATATATTTTAAATACATATAGGAGAAGTTATACCCGTGTCTTTATTTGCCACATAGCAGTAAAGAGGTTGTTGCAGACTGGGGTAGGCTTCTCCTTTCTTTTTTTATTCAGATAATTTCATTTCATGCAACAACCAAATGAAAGTTATTTGAACGGGAATAATAGTACCGTACAAATTGCGTCAGCTCACGAAACGAGCATCTTATTTTCGAAACGCTTGTATAACCGCTTGCTGTTAGCATCTCATCCGCTAACCAAGCGGAAACAAACCCTGTTACCATGATAGAGTTATTTATTGCACTGGGCATCCTGTATGCAGGATATAGGATGTTCCGCAAAGGGAACGAACGTTTCTTTTATAATGATTAGTGTTACAGCCTCAACATAAAAAATCAGATTATGAGTACTACATTAATTTCTTGTATTATCCTTCTTGCTTTTTGCATATGGGATGAGATGTTTAACGATAACAACGGAAAACCGTTCTTATAAACGTGGAATTATGGATATACCGTCTAAATACATTGTCAAGATAGACAATATGTACCTGTCGGAATTTACTTTCTTATGGGTGTACTACGGCCAGCCCTGCGACTTGCTATTTCAGAAGCCGCAAACGGTAGGATGCTCCGGTATCCGACTTGTTGTAAACAATGAAAATACGGTTAAACTTTTGGAACGTGCAAAGAAGAAAACCGGTTGTGAGTTATTTAAAGTCGATTAATGATAATTTTAATAGAATCAAAGATGAGCACAATAGATGATTTACTTGATACAATCAGCAACTTGGCTGATGTGGTCCGCATACAAAGAGAGATAATCAAAGGATTAGGAGGGGAGTTTCTTCCTACAACCGGAAATTTTGATTTACGCTCCATTAATCAGGACCTATTAAAGAACCGTTCTTCCAATAGAAAACATAAGTGTAATCATAAAAATAAATAGCCTGGCACAAAATACTTTCGAATTATGAATATACATCAAACATTACCCCGTACCGATTGCACCCACTTTGCCAAATGCGGCGAACGCTCCATAGCCTATTGCCGGAGATATGGCGAACGTGAGTGCCTTTCGTGCCAGTTGGTTAAACGGAAGCCAAAGAACCGGGTTATAGTGGACGGAGTAGAACGGAAGAGATGCACGCATTGCGGCAAGGTTCTTCCCCTTCATCGTTTCTATGATCGCACGGTGTTCCGGAACGGCAAAAGCTATCATTTAAAAACGTCATGGTGCCGGCTGTGTATGTCCGGAACTCAATGCAAAAGGAACGCCCGAAAGAGAGGCTTATTTCCAGGTAAAATTACCGGAAATTCAATAAAAACGGGCTGAAATTACCTATAAGCGGGGTAATATTACCGGAAAACGATAGTTTATTTCCATTTCAGCCATATAAATGGCCTCATCGCAAAGGTAGAATCTATCAATAAAAATTGTATCTTTGTATTGGTTTTGAATTTAAGGTTTCTATTTTGATACAAAATTAGTTGTCGATTCATTTATTTATGTTTTATGTTTGTGCGTTTATGCTGTTTCATCGTGAGATGAGGCGGCATTTCTTATTTACCCGTATTCCTTTCAGGGGTTGCGATTCTAGGGCTTTCTCCTTTCAGATGATAATTGTAAATCGTTCGATTGTTTAAGATGCGCTTTGAGTAGTTGAAAGAGGATATATTGTATATTTAAAAAGAATGTGTACCTTTGACAAATGAAAGCTCACTGAGGTACCATAAAAATGTTACTTTGTTACTAGTTTGTTACCCGCTACTTTTAATTTAGTGAGCTTTCTTTTGAAAATCAGATATTTATGTTGTTTTGTATACTTTAAACACAT